ATCTTTTATCCCTCCGCTATAAAAAGGGACCGTCACGCATGCAGCCCAAGCTCAAAATCGAGACCATGAAGGTCGCCGACCTCGTGCCCTACGCGGGCAACGCGAAGGAGCACCCCGACTGGCAGGTCGACCAGATCGCCGAGAGCATAGAAGCCTTCGGCATGAACGACCCCGTGGGGATCTGGCACGACAAGGACGGCCGCCCGACCATCGTGGAGGGCCACGGGCGCGTGCTCGCGCTCAAGCAGCTGGGCATCGAGGAATGCCCCGTGATCGCCCTCGACCACCTCGACGACGACGCGCGCCGCGCGTACGTCCACGTGCACAACCAGACCAACCTGACCAGCGGCTTCGACCTCGATGCGCTCAGCGCGGAGCTCGCAGACATCCCCGGCTTCGACTGGGATGCCTTCGGCTTCGACTTCGAGGCACCGAAGGGCGACTGGTTCGAGAGCCGCCAACGCTTCGACAGCTCTGGGCAGGAGGGCAACGACGAGTATAACGAGTTCGTCGAGAAGTTCGAGGTCAAGAAGACCACCGACGACTGCTACACGCCCGACAAGGTTTACGACGCGATAGCCGGATGGGTGGCGCGAGAATACGGAGCGGACCGCTCCAAGTTCATGCGCCCGTTCTTCCCGGGGGGGGGACTACCAGGGGGAGGAATACCCGAGCGACTGCATCGTGGTGGACAACCCGCCCTTCTCAATCCTCACCGAGATCGTGCGCTGGTATTGCTCGCACGGCGTCAAGTTCTTCCTGTTCGCGCCGACGCTCACGCTCTTCAGCGGCCTCGGCGAGAACGTCTGCTACATCGCCTGCGACTGCGACATTACCTACGAGAACGGCGCGACCGTCAACACGTCCTTCATCACTAACCTCGACACGCGCTACCACCTGCGCACGGCGCCCGACCTCATGGAGACCGCCAACGCGGCCAACAAGGAGGTGAGGGCCGAGCAGGCGTCGCCGGTCAACCTCAAGTACAAGTACCCGCCATATGTCGTCACCTCTGCGATGGCGGCGACCTGGGCGCATGTGGGCGTGGACTTCCGCGTGGAGAAGGGGCAGGCGCTCCAAGTCCGCGCGCTCGACGCGCAGAAGGAATACGGCAAGGCCATCTACGGCAGCGGCCTGCTCTTATCCGAGAAGGCCAAGGCCGACGCCGAGAAGGCCAAGGCCGACGCCGAGAAGGCCAAGGCCGACGCCGAGAAGGCCAAGGCGCTCGAGGCGGCCAAGGCGCTCGAGGCGGCCAAGGCGCTCGGCGACGGCGTGGAGGTCGAGCCCGACGGATCGGTGATCTGGCGGCTATCCGACCGGGAGCGCGCCATCATCGCCGACCTCTCCGCGGGCAAGGCGATCGGCCTGGGCGAGGTCGCGTAGATAGGCGGCACCGCCCTGCGACCTGACCCATCCATACAGCTCCGCATCCTTCGGGAAGAAACGGACCACGACCTGCTTCACCGACCTCTTCCGATACTCGGCGACTGCCTTCGACTGGGCGGGGGATGCCATGCGCGCCTCCTCTAGTTCTGGCCCTCGATGTCGGCCATGACCTCGTAGAAGCCCCTGCCGAAATCACGGGCGACCGTGCCGGCCATCGCGGTGACAGACGCCTGCAGGAGGCTGCAGAGGTCGAGGTCCCCGCGATCGTCGGCTTCGACCATCTCGGCCATCATCGTGCGCATCAGCTCGATCTTCTTCGTGTAGTTGCGGTTCTGGGTGGCCTTCTGGAATGCAGCGTTCATCTCTGGTCCTTCCGTATCTTTCCGTCTGACAAGTTAATTATAGGGTATACCCCACAAAAGCGCAAGAACAATTTTGAAAATTCTCAGGGGGTGAGAGCATGCGCAAGCCGACGCCATGGACGCCCGAGCAGGCGCGCCAGTTCACGCAGCTATGCGGCATATTCTGCACCAAGAGCGAGATCTGCAACATCATGGGCATCGCCGACCACCGCACGCTCGACGCCCGCATCGCCGAGGCCTTCCCCGAGACCCCGACATGGGCCGAGGCGTTCGAGCATTACAGCGGCGTGGGCCGCGCGAGCCTGCGGCGCAAGCAGTTCGAGCTCGCCATGGACGGCGACCGCGTGATGCTCATCTTCCTGGGCAAGAACTACCTCGGGCAGAGCGACGACGGGCCCAAGGCCGAGCCCGAGCGCAAGCGGGACGACGAGAACCCGCTCGACGCCGCGCGCAAGAGATCGGCGGCCAGGCTGGCCGTGGTGTGATGGAGCGCAAAGGGTGCGAGGTCCCGAGGATCTGGACGCCGCCCCTGCGCGAGCTCACGCCCGACACCACGCTCGGCTACGACGTGATCGACTTCGCGGTCAACGTCCTGGGCGTCGAGCTCTACCCATGGCAGAGATGGCTCTTCATCCACGCGCTCGAGATCGTCGGCGACCTCGCCGGCGAGTGGTACTTCAGGTACGAGACCGTGCTCGTGCTCGTGGGCAGGCAGCAGGGCAAGACCACGATGTCGATCATCCTCGCCCTGTACTTCCTCTACATGCTCGGCGTGAGCCTCATCCTCGGCACCGCGCAGGACCTCGAGCAGGCCGAGGACACCTGGGCGGCGTGCGTCGAGATGGCGGAGGGCAACGAGTGGCTCGCTGCGGAGATCGAGCACGTGTGGCGCACGAACGGCGCCAAGCGCATGACGCTCACCGCGTCGCGCGAGTACCGCGTCAAGGCGTCGACCCGCAAGGCGGGCCGCGGCAAGAGCGCCAACCTCGTGCTGCTCGACGAGCTGCGCGAGCATCAGGACTTCAAGGCATGGGACGCGCTCAGCCCCACCACGCTCGCGCGCGCCCATGCCCTCATATGGTGCATGAGCAACGCGGGCGACGCGACGAGCGTCGTGCTCCGCTACCTCAGGCTCAAGGCCCACGAGGCGCTGGGCGACCCCGACCACATCGTCGAGGCCGTGGGCGCCTCGATCGACCGACCCGACGTCGAGGACGACGAGGCGCCCGCGCCGGCCATCGGCCTCTTCGAGTGGAGCGCGCCGCCCGACGCGGACGTGCGCGACCGCGACGCATGGGCCCAGGCGATGCCCTCGCTCGGGTGGTGCGTGACCGAGCGCGCCATCGCGCAGAAGCTCGCCACAACGACGCTCGACGGCTTCAAGACCGAGTACATGTGCCAGTGGGTGACGAGCGCGATAAACCCGCCCTTCCCGCACGGATCGTGGGACGCGGGGCGGGACGAGACGAGCGCCATCGCGCCCGACGCGCCCGTCTGCTTCGGCGTGGACGTCTCGGGCGACCGGCGCCGCGCCGCCATATGCGCGGCGGGCATGAGGGCCGACCGCGACTACCACGTCGAGCTCATCGAGTACAGGACGGGCCAGGAGTGGGTGCGCGACTGGGTGCAGGACGTCGCATCGTCGCAGAAGGTGCGCATCGCCCTGCAGGGCCGCGGCGCGCCGGCATCCGACCTCGCAGACGTACTCGAGTCCATCGCGGGCGTCGAGGTGATCCGCTGCGAGGGCAAGGAGCTCGCGGCATGGTGCGGCCGCACATGGGACGGCGTGGCGGCCAACACCGAGGCCGACCTCGACGCGCCCAAGATCAGGCACCGCACGCAGGCGGGCCTCGACCTCGCCGCGGCGATCGCCACCACGCGCCCGGTGGGCGACGGCGGCTACGTATGGGACCGCATGAAATCGAGCGAGGACATCTCGCCGCTCGTGGCCATGACGATGGCCTACGGCCTCGCCACGCGCGTGGAGGAGAAGCCCAAGGAGAGCGCCTACAGCAACGGGCGCGGGCTCATGCTCATCTAGCAGAAGGGAACAGCCGCATGGGATTCTGGTCGCGCCTCTTCAGGGGCGGACGCAGCGTGGAGGTGCGCTTCGTGAGCGCATCCACGCACGTGCTCGGCATGAGCGAGGCCGAGCTCTACCTCACGCAGCCCGCGCTCAGGGCCGTCGTGAGCTACATCGCCGACAACGTGGCGGGCATCCCGCTCAAGTGCTACGTGCGCGAGGGCGACACCGAGAGGCGGCGCGACACCGAGGGCGTGCTTCCCACGCTCCTGCGCCACCCCAACGGCCACATGACCGGGCACGAGCTCATCCGCATGACGATGAGCGACCTCTGCCTCTACGGCTACGCCGTCTGGTACGTCGTTCCGGACGCCGACAGCCCGAGCGGCTGGACCGTCGAGCCCTTCCCCTCGGCATGGACCCAGCCCGTCACCGCGGACGGCGTGACCGCCACGGGCTACACCGTGAACAACCCCGCGAGCGGCGCGATCCAGACCTTCGACGCGGAGGACTGCATCCGCTTCGCGCTCTACAGCCCCGACGGCCTCGAGGCCGCCTCGCCCGTGCGCGCGCTCAAGCAGGTGCTCGCCGAGCAGGTCCACGCCTGGGAATACCGCAACCAGGTATGGCAGAACGGCGGCCGCGTATCGCAGACCATCGAGCGCCCCGCCAACGCGCCCGAGTGGGCGCCCAAGGACCGCGAGCGTTTCGCCCAGGACTGGAAGAACCGCTTCTCGGGCGACGCCGCCACCGACAGCGGCGGCACGCCCATCCTCGAGGACGGCATGAAGCTGGTCCAGACGCAGTTCAACGCGCGCGAGGCGCAATGGCAGGAGGCCACGCGCATCGCACGCGAGGACGTGGCGGCGGTGTACCACATCAACCCGAGCCTGATCTGGCACACCGACGCGCAGACGTACGCGAGCGCCAAGGACGCCGCGCGCGCCCTCTACGCCGAGACCCTGCAGCCGATCCTCGACATGCTCAGCGAGCGCATGAACGCCTTCCTCATCCCCAAGGTGGGCGCGGACTCGCGCGAGTACGTCGAGTTCGACATCTCCAAGAAGCTCGAGGCGAGCTTCGAGGAGCAGGCGACCGTCCTGCAGAGCGCCGTGGGCGGGCCGTGGATGGAGCGCAACGAGGCGCGCGCCCGCTTCAACCTGCCGCCCATCGAGGGCGCCGACCAGCTCATCGTGCCGCTCAACGTGCTCGAGGGCGGGCTCGCGTCGCCCAACGACACGAGCCCCTACGGCGGCTACGACGCCGGCGCGCCGCGCCTCAAGGCGGCCAAGCCGCTCGCGCGCATCAAGGCCGCGCCCGACACGCACGCGTCGATGGACATCGCTGGCGTGCTCAGGGCGTTCTTCAAGCGGCAGCGCCGCAAGGTCGAGCCCGCCATCGAGAGCGCCAAGGCCAAGGGCGGGCTCTGGCCAGACCGGCGGAACATCGAGGTGCTCAAGGCGGGCAACTGGCCCGCATGGTGGGACGCAGAGCGGTGGGACCGCGAGCTGGCCGACGACCTCGAGGCCGTGTTCGCCGAGAGCGCCGAGGAGGCCGCGCGCCGCACGCTCCGTGAGCTCGGCGGCGACCCCGACGGCTACGATCCGCGGATCGCCGCCAACTACATCCGCAAGATGGCGGAGGGCAAGGCCAAGGCCGTCAACAACGTGACGTACAGGCAGCTCGAGCGGGCCCTCGCCGACGACATCTCGGAGGACGCGGAGGGCGCCACGCCCGCCGGCGTCTTCGACAAGGCCGAGGGCGAGCGCGCCGACCACACGGGCATCAGCTTCGCCACGGCCCTCACGGGATGGGCGGCGCTCGAGGCGGTCGAGCAGGCCGCGCCCGCTACCCGATACCGACGCATGAAGACGTGGATCGTCACGAGCTCCAACCCGCGCCCGGAGCACGCCGCCATGAACGGCGAGACCGTGCCGCTCGGCGAGCTCTTCAGCAACGGGGCCAACTACCCGGGCGACCAGGTGCTGACGCCCGAGGAGTCATGCAACTGCCAGTGCCAGGTCGAGATCACCATTTGGGAGGTTTAAGCAATGACAAGGTACAAGAGCTCGCCGCTCGCGCCCATGGAGGCCGACGGCACCGTCAAGGGGTACGCGTCGACCTTCGACCGCGACCCGGACGCCTACGGCGACGTCATCGCCCCGGGCGCCTTCGCCAAGAGCCTCGAGAGGTGGGCCGCCATCGGCAAGCCCATCCCGCTGCTCTACGGACACAACACCGACGACCCCGAGTACAACATCGGCAAGGTGACCGAGGCCCACGAGGACGAGCGCGGCCTCTACATCGAGGCCGAGTTCGACGCCGACAACCCCAAGGCCCAGTACGTGCGCAAGCTCGCGCAGGAGGGCCGCCTCTACCAGTTCAGCTTCGCCTACGACGTGACCGACTGGGCGCCCATCGAGCTCGAGGACGGCCGCAAGGCGACCGAGCTGCGCGGGATCGACCTCTTCGAGGTGAGCCTCGTGCAGATCCCCGCCAACCAGCACGCCGAGGTGACCGAGATCAAGAGCGCGCTCGGCGGCGAGACCGTCGCCCGAATCGTCGACGGGATCGTCTACCCCGCCGACGGCGCCAAGAGCGGCCGCAGGCTCTCCAAGGCATCCGTCGAGGCCATCGACGAGGCCATGGAGGCACTGCGCGGCACCGAGGACGGCGTGCGCCGCGCGCTCGCGATCCTCGCCGAGCTCAGAGAGGACGAGACCGAGGACCCGGACGAACCCGCGGGAGGTGAGCCGGGCGCGCAGGCACAGGGCGCGCCCGACCAGACCGAGCCCGAGGGCAAGGCCGCGCTCCTCGACCTCTATAAGCAGACCGTTATCGCATCCATCCAGTAAAGGAGAAAAGCATGAACCTTCGCGAGAAGCTCGCCCAGCTCATCAAGGACCTCGAGGCCGCCGAGGACATGGAGACGGCCAAGGCCATCAAGTCCGAGATCGACGCCGTGCAGGAGCAGATCAAGTTCGCCGACGAGAAGAAGGCCCTGCTCGACAGCATGAAGGCCCCCGAGCCCAAGCCCGCCAAGGCCGCGCCCCGCACCCTCGGCGAGTACGCCGCCAAGAACCTCGACCTGACCGCCGTGCGCGCCGGCAACGCCGCCAAGGCGTCGACCGCCTACGGCTTCAAGGCCGCCACGGACGTGCACATGGGCTCGCCCGTCGAGGTCATCGACCGCAACGTCGTGAACATCGCCCGCGCGACCGACATCCGCGACCTCTTCGGCGCCGAGTCGATCAGCGGTACGAGCCTCAAGTACTTCGTGCTCGGCGCCACCGAGGGCTCGCCCGCGGCCGTCGCCCAGGGCGCCCAGAAGCCGCAGTTCCACGTGCCCAGCACCTCGCAGACCGCCACGCTCCAGAAGATCGCCGGCTGGTACTACGAGACCGACGAGCTCATCGAGGACAACGAGTTCCTCCGCAGCTCGATCGACAACCGCGGCCTCTACGCGCTCGACCAGGCCGTCGAGAGCTACCTCATGACCACCCTGCTCGGCACCTCGGGCCTCGGCTCCATCGCGCAGGCGCCCACCGCCGACAACATCTTCCAGGCCATCATGCAGGTCAAGAGCGCCAGCACCTACGACGCCGACGCCATCATCATCAACCCGACCGACTACCAGACCCTGCGCCTCGCCAAGGACGGCACCAACGGCCAGTACTACGGCGGCGGCTACTTCTACGGCCCCTACGGCAACGGCGCCGTCGTGCGCCAGCCGGGCCTCTGGGGCCTCAACACCGTCGTGACCACCGCCGTGGCCGCCGGCACCGTGCTCGTGGGCGCCTTCAACCAGGGCGCATCCGTCATCACCAAGGCGGGCGAGGGCGCGCGCGTCGAGATCGTCACCGGCGACCACGACGACCGCACCAACAACCGCGTGACCGTCATCGTCGAGGAGCGCATCGCCCTCGCGACCCGCGTGCCGGGCGCCTTCGTCAAGATCGCGGCCTAGGGGGCACCGATGGCGCTGAGACTCTACCGCCTCGGCGAGTTCGTCTACCAGTTCGAGGAGGGCGCGGCGCCCGAGGGCGCCGTGCCCGTCGGGCCCGCCGGGAAGGACGCCGCGCCTGCGAACAAGGCGCGCAAGGCGCCCGCGAACAAGGGGCGCAAGGCGCCCGTCAAAAAGGAGGGCTAAACGCATGGGCTACATGACGTCGTGGGACTACTCCGTGACCCTCGAGGAGGGCGCGACGGGGCTCCCGCCCATCATCACCGCCGAGCAGTTCGGCATCTTGACCGGAGGCGTCATGTCGTCCACGACCGAGCAGATCGCCGCCGTGCTCGAGACGGCGAGCCAGGCGGTGCGCGACTGGTGCGGCTGGCACGTCGCGCCCGTCATGCAGTGCGAGTGGACCGGGCAGGGCGAGGGGCGGCAGATGCTCCTGCCCTGCCTCTCGGTGCGCTCGATCGCATCCATCGCCGTCAACGGCGCGGAGCTCGCCGCGGACGCCTACGAGTGGAGGCCGAGCGGCGTGGTGCGCCTCGCCGCGGGGTGCTTCCCGCCCGCATGGCGGAGCGTCGAGGCCGTCTTCTACGCGGGCGTGGACGCCACGGGCGCCATCGGCGCCGCGGTCGCCCAGATCGCCGCCAACGCACTCGCGGCCGCGCCCGGCGTGCGCGCCGAGCGCATCGGCACGGCATCGGTCGACTACAACCAGACGGCCACCGGCGTGAGCGGCGGCATCCGCCTGCTCGCGAGCGACCTCGACCTGCTCGCGCCCTACCGCCTGACGGTGAGGTGATCGCATGCCCTATCCGTACGCATGGTGCGACCTGACCGTCACCGTGGAGCGCGCGCCACTCGTGGCCGTGCGCAACACGCAGGAGCGGGACTGGACGCGCGCCGAGCCGCACGAGGTCGCGCGGTGCTGGGCCGAAGGCGTGAGCTCATCGACCGACTTCGCCGACCCGCGGCAGGCCGCGACCGTCCGCGCCGTGCTCTACGCGCCCGCGGGCGCCGACATCGAGCAGGGCGACCGCATCGTCTGGGAGGGCGCGGCCTACGCCGTAGACGGCGCGCCGCGGCCCATGAGATCGCCCACGGGGCGCCTCGACCACATCGAGTGCGACCTCGTGGACTGGAGGGGGTAGCCATGGCCAAGCAGGCGGGATCGGTGCGCATCCAGCTCCTGAGCGACGGCATCGAGCAGCTCCTCAACTCCGCGCCCGTGGCGGCCGTGTGCGGCCAGGAGGCCGCGCGCATCGCGGCCGCGGCGGGGGAGGGCTTCGAGGTGAGCGAGATGTGGCGCGCCAACTTCGGCGGCGGCCGCGTGGCCTACTCGGTGCGCGCCGAGACGTACGAGGCCAAGCTCGCCGAGGCCGAGGACAAGGCGCTGACGAGGGCGGTGTTCGCATGCAGAGCGTGATACCCATCGACGTGGAGCAGGCGCTCAGCGACGACCTCATGGAGGCATGGGGGCACCCGGCGTACGCGCCGCCCGTGCCCGACGCCTACGCGCAGGCGCTGCCCTGCGCGTGCGTGACCGAGGTGGGCGGCACCGACACCACCATGGTGACCTACGAGCACGACGTCTCGGTCGACGTGTGGGCGCCCACCCTGGGCGCCGCCATGGACGCCGCGCGGCAGCTCGCGGGCATCCTCTGCGACATGCCCTACCGCGCGCCCTCGAGCGGGCGGCAATGGCTCACCGCGGGCATCAACACGATGCCCTACGCCAACCCCGACCCCAACGACTACAAGACGCCGAGGGTGAGCTTCACGGCGATGCTCACGATCCGCGGCACCATCACCGACATCTAAGGAGGCCAACCACATGGCACTCAACAAGGGCGCGGTGCTCGTAGGCACCGCAGATCAGCAGACCACCGGCGCCATCGCCAAGGCGCCCATCGGCACCGCCCTGCCGACCGACGCCACGGCGGCGCTCGACGCCGCCTTCGTCTCGGGCGGCTACGTCTCGGAGAACGGCCTGAGCCTCACGCCCGAGTACTCGACCACCGACATCCGCGAGTGGAACGGCAACCTGGTGCGCAGGCTCAAGGAGTCCTTCGACGGCACCCTCGGCTGGGAGATGCTGCAGACCGACGCCGAGAGCATGCGCACCGCCTTCGGCGACGACAGCGTGACTGTGACCGAGGCCGACAGGACCCACGGCACCCGCATGGCCATCCAGCTCGGCAAGGACCTGCCCGAGCGCGCCTCGTGGGCCTTCAACATGAAGGACGGCGACGCGCGCACGCGCATCGTCGTGCCCGACGGCCAGATCACGACCGTGGGCGAGGTCAGCTTCACATCCTCCGCGGCCGTCGTCTGGCCCGTCACGCTCTCGACCTACCCGGACGAGAACGGCGTGAGCATCTACATCTACACCGACGACGGCCTCGTGACCGTCTAAGCCAAGGGGGAGAGGCCATGTATACGCTCCAGCGCATCGAGCCCAAGTACTTCGACTTCAAGATCGAGGGGCGCGAGGGCACCTACCGCATGATCGCGATCGACTGCATCCCCCAGGAGGACCTCGACGGCTACATCGACGCCGCCGAGAAGGGCGAGGCGGCGATCAACCGATGGGCGCGCAACCTCTTCGAGCGCGAGTGCCCCGGCGCCATCGACGGGCTCCGCGCCCGCGAGTTCAACGCCCTCCTGGCCGCATGGCGGGACGGTGCGGACCTGGGGGAATAGCCGGCCTCATCCGACTGGACCGCGAGAGCGGCGGGGCGCTCGACTACGACTGCATGGTGCAGCTCGGCGTGCGCCTCGCCGACATCCCGCGCACCTACGGGTGGACGGCGCTGCCTATCCTGGCGCGCCACATGACCACCGAGAGCGCCACGTGGCGGCATCTCAACCCGGATGAGGCGTCATGGACACAGCCCATCAGGCAGGCGGCGCTCCTCGCCGACCTGTTCGACGCGCTCCGCGCGTTCGCGCACGTCTACGCGCAGGCGCACACCAAACGGAAGATGAAGCGCCCCGAGCCCTACCCGAGGCCGTGGGCGCCCAAGCATAAGGGAAAGCACTACGGCGCGGACCCGATCCGCGTCGGCGACTTCGATAAATGGTACTACGGGGGTGATAGCTAATGGCGGACGGCGTAACCGTAGCCAACGCCTTCGTGCAGATCATGCCCTCCGCTGAGGGCGCGACATCCGCCATCGAGCAGGCCATCATGCCGGGCATGGAGGACGCGGGCGCCAAGGCCGGCGGCCTCCTGGGCGGCGGCCTCATGGACTCGCTCAAGGGGCTCGCGGCCAAGCTCGGGCCGATCATCGGCGCGGGCGCGATCGCCAAGGGCCTCTTCGACATCGGCAGCGGCTTCGACGAGATGACCGACACGATCATCCTCGGCACCGGCGCGAGCGGCGAGGCGCTCGCGGGCCTCGAGGAGGTCGCCAAGAACGTCGCCACGACCGTGCCCGTGAGCTTCGGCCGCGCGGGCGACTACATCCAGAACCTCAACACGCGCCTCGGCATCACGGGCGACGACCTCCAGGCCGTCGCCACGAGCGTGGGCGCGCTCGAGAGCATGGTGGGCAGCGTCAACCTCGACACGCTCACCGGCACCTTCAACCAGTTCAACGTCGAGGCCGAGGACATGACCTCGACCATGGACTACCTCTTCGGCGTCACGCAGACGACCGGCATCGGCTTCGACCAGCTGACGGGCATCCTCGAGGCCAACGGCCCGGCGCTCCAGAACCTCGGCTTCTCGCTCGAGGAGAGCGCCAACATGGCGGGCCTGCTCGACCGCGCCGGCATCGACGCGAGCGGCACCATCGGCCGCATGGGCAAGGCGCTCGTGGAGCTCGCGGGCGAGGGCGGCGACGCGGGCGAGGCGTTCAACCAGCTGCTCGACGAGATGGCGGGCTACATCGAGGCCGGCGACACCGCGGCGGCCCTCGACCTGGCCGAGACCGTCTTCGGCACGCGCGGCGCCGCGCAGTTCGTCGGCGCCGTCCAGAGCGGCGCGCTGTCCCTCGACGACCTCCGCAACTCCGCGCTCGGCGCGGGCGAGGGCATCATGGGCACCTACAACGCCACCGCCGACTGGGCGGAGAAATGGGAGGTGCTCAAGAACGTGCTCGCCACGGCGCTCGAGCCCCTCGCCAACTTCGCCTTCGACGCGGTGGGCACGGGCGTCGACATGCTCACGCAGGCGTTCACGACCCTGCAGCCGGCCGTCGAGCCGCTCATCACGGTGCTCGGCGAGACCTTCGCCAACGTCGTCATGCCCGCCGTCTCGGCAGCGGTCGAGACCTTCGGGCCCATCCTCGCCGACCTCGGCACGGCGTTCCTCAACATCGCCACGACCGTTATCGGCGCGGTGAACAGCATCGCCAACACGGTCGCGCCCGTGTTCCAGGGCATCCTCAGCACGGTGACCGTCGTCTGGAACGGCATCAAGAGCGCGATCGAGGATCCGATCGGCACGGCCCGCGACTTCGTGCGGGGCGCGATCGACCGCATCAAGGGATTCTTCAACTTCGAGTTCAGGTGGCCGCACATCCCGCTCCCGCACTTCAGCATCAGCGGCAGCATCAATCCCATCGACTGGCTGAGCGGCGGGCTCCCTTCCATCTCGGTCAGCTGGTACGCCAAGGGCGGCGTCGTGGACGGCGCCACGCTCATCGGCGCGGGCGAGAGGGGCGCGGAGCTCATCTGGCCCAGCTACGAGCCGTACCTGAGCAGGTACGCCGAGGCGATCGCCGGCGCGGGCGGCGGCACCACCAACGTCTACAACATCGACGGCAAGGCCCTCGCCGAGATCGACGCGCAGATGGCGCGCGGCCTCGAGCTCATCGGCCAGAGCGTGCGCAACTACAAGCGGATGGGGTGAGATAGTGGCAGGCAACTATGGCGCCGAGGGCGGATACGTCTACCAGGACGACTGGCGGGCGGAGGTATCCGTAACCGTCGTGGACACGAACGCGACCACATGCACGGTGTACGTGACGGGCAAGTGGCGCTCGATCTACGGCGTATCCTCGTACTGCACTGGCTCCGTCACCAAGGATGCCTCGGGCAACATGCAGACGGGCATCGGGCTCAACATCACGGCCGGCGGCTCTGCGAGCTTCGCCACCAAGAGCTTCACCGTCGCACGCGGCGAGAAGCAGAAGACCATCACGTGCAAGGCTGTCGTGGTGGGCGGCGGCTCCACCTACTCGGGAGTCAGCTCCACCGCTTCGGTGAATGTCCCCATCCCCGCCATCGCATACCAGGCACCGGAGGAGCCCACGGACTGCACCGCCGTCCGAGACAGCGACGCCAAGGCCACCGTCTCGTGGACGAACGGCGAGACATCCACGGTCAAGCCGAGGACGGCCATCCTCATCGAGCGCATGACCGACGGCGGCAACTGGACGCAGATCCAGGCCGCCGCGGCCGACGCCACATCGTATGCCGACAACTCGATCAGCGCCAACCACCGCTACGCCTACCGCGTGAGGAGCCAGGGCAACGGCGGCTACTCCGAGTATGCGACCGCCGAGGGATACGTCTACACCACGCCCGCGGCGCCCTCGGCCGTCACGCTCTCCAAGACCGCCCAGACGACCATCCAGCTGGGCATCGAGGGCGCCGCCCCGTACGCCACGGGCTACAAGGTCGAGCTGACCTACGACGGCGGCACGACATGGCAGACGGTCGAGGAATCGACCTCGCTGCCCATCACCGTCAACGTGAGCGGCGGCACCGTGCGCTTCAGGGTGGCGAGCCTCAACGGCTCGCTGCAGAGCGCGTGGACGCTCTCCGAGAGCATCGTCACCATCTGCCCGCCGCTGGCTCCGACCATCACGGCGAGCCCGAGCAACCCCACCGCGATGGGCGACCAGTGCACCGTCGCGTGGCTGCCCAACCATCCCGACGGCACGGCGCAGACCGCCGCGCAGGTCAAGCTGACGGGCCCCGGCGGCACGAGCACGACCGTCGACCTCACCACCGAGACCGCGTACACCTTCACGCCCGAGGCCACGGGCACCTACTCCATCCAGGTCCGCACCAAGGGCCTCGATCCCGAGTGGGGCGCGTGGTCCGATAGCGCCTCGTGGGGCGTCTACGATTCGCCCACCGTCATCATCACCTCGCCGGCCACGGACGGCGCGGAGATCGTGGCGCTGCCCCTCGAGGTGGCGTGGACGGTGACCGACCCCACGGGCGTCTCTGCGCAGCGCGTCATCATCTCCGATGCAGGCGGCGAGATCTTCAACCGGCAGGTCAACGGCTCAACGTTCGCGCTTAGCCTCACCGACTCCGATGTGGCATTGCAGAACGAGGCCGCCTACACCATCACCGTGAGGGCGATGGGCGGCTCGGGCCTCATCACCGCCGTGCAGCGCACGTTCGCCGTCTCGTGGCTCCCGCCCGTGGCTCCGACTTTGGAGCTGTCCGAGGGCGAGGGCGCGAGCACGCAAATCTCCATCGGCTCGCAGACGTTCGATGCGGCGGGCGAGGTGCTGGAGCTGCCGAGGAGCGGCATCATGACCTCGCTC